TCGATGATCCGTTGCCACCAAGGAACAAACGGGAGTTATTCTGACCGCCATACGCCGACCAATACTTGCAGTTCATGATTGATGCAGTGTAATTGGTAAACGTTTTATAAGCGGTAATGACTACGTTGTTAGTTCCTCTTGAGGGAGCAGTGTTAAATGTCACCACACCTGTAGAACGGTTGACAGAGAAGTCTCTACCTTCTGTCTTGGTTACACCGTCCACTTCGCACAGAACGGTCTTGGAATCAAGGCCTCTAGTATCTTCGTCATTCTCTTTCGGGATAATCAGATGATACGCCGTTGAAGTGCCGTCCCCGGAAAAGGTGTTCTTATAGCCTGCACCCAAACGGTTATAGTCTTCAATCAGATCCGAGTAATCCCCGGCAGGAGTACGGTTGATACAAACATCCGGGCAATACGGGTCAATCTCTCTTGTAAGGTTTCCGTCCGTCTGAATGAATGTTCTGCTGTTGAGGTAATACAGGTTTTTATTGAAGGTGATGAAGATGCCCTTCTCAGACAATTTCGCATTGATATATGCTGTGGCGACATTACCTGTCTCCGGGTTGTATGTATACAGTGATGTGCCCGAATGAATATACAGTTTCCCTTTGAACTTTGTCATCGCCAAGACAGGATTCTCAAACGTATGGATGGATTTCTGCCCGTAGCGTTTTCCGAACACGCCGTTCTTCAGCATCATGTTCAGCATCTTCGGAGACTGTTTCAGCGGAATGGCGTACTCAACTTCCTGTGTATTTAAACCGCCGTGTCCTGCCTCATCGAGATTAAGGATCTTATACTCAGCGGCCTTATGCGTTTTCTGTTTCTGCCATACCATCAGTCAACACTCCCGTAGACATCTTCGACAGCAACCTCAAGACCCCACATATATTTTGACTGTCGGTTCTCGTAGTCGGTATTGAAGATATCGTATTTGGATAAATCATCATCAATGAAAAACTTAGCGGCTAAGCCATAAGGAAGCACCTCATAGCACATCTCAATTTCGTATTCGATCTCATCAGTATCTTCAGAAATGAGCGGTACTTCTGTCAGTGCTTCCTTATTGTGCTTAATTCGCAAGTGATTGTTTAAACTGAAATTGTCTACAAGGAGAACATTGATCCACGGAATGTAATAGTTGTCATAGTCCTTGGATGTTTTCTTCTCGAACATCATAGATTTTGCAAGTTCATATAATTCTTTTACAGTCATGGTCAATGTCCTCCAAGTCAATTAAGCTTTGTAGAGAATTACGCCGTCGTCCAGAGTACTCAGAACGAAAGCATCACCTCTGTAGCGTCCTTCCATCAGCACACCACTCAGTCCCGGAGGATTGTCATGGATGCGGAGTTCACGGCACTTCTGAGCGAAGATAACGGACTTCTTGTGTGTGAACAGAGCGTGTACGCCTGTAACGTCAGCCATAGCTGTACCGCTCGGATCAGTCATAGTCGCATCGAAGTAGCTGTCGGGGACTTCTACGCAGGTGATGTTCATGCACTTGCCGACAACGCCCTTAGTCAGATGCTTCTCGCCGAGCTTTTCAATGGAAATGAATTCCGGGTTCAGCAGGAGCTTAGCGTAAACAGTTGTCGGAATGTAAGCGTACAGGTTGGATGCGTCAATCGGAACGGATGCATTCACGAACTTGGAATGAGCATCAGCGAACATATCGACAACATTCTGCTTTGTAATGCTTGCGAAAGTTGTGGAATCCTTCACGCCTGCATTGTGCGCCCATGTAGTCAGAGCGAGCTTGTCAAACCACGGAATAACCTGTTCAGAGATCTGCGCACGAGTAACTGTTCCTGTCTTCTTAGCCATCATCTGATCTGTGTAGTTACCACGATCAACTGTGATAGCGAATGACTTGTCATAGAACAGCGGCAGATCCTGCTTGGTGTCCTGCAGTTCAGACCAATTACCATAACGGTTTGCGCCTGCTGTGCGGTTGTAGTTGTTCAGCGGCTGTGTGGTCGCTGTGAGGATATGGATTGTGGAAACGCCGTCCCACTCGTAGTCTGTGTTGTACTTCCCGGCAATGACGGAGTCAGTTGTCCAAGGCTGAAGTAACTGTTTCTCATACTTAGTAGCAAGATTAATTGCCATGATTTAGTCTCCTTTTACTTGCCAAGTAATCCTGCAAGGAAAGGATCACCGCTCACAGATCCTGCATTATCGGTAAGAGTGCCTGTGGATTTCGCACGGTTGCTGTTATTCTTACGAGCCGCCTCAAGTTCAGCACGAAGCTGTTTGTTCTCGTAGCGTCTGTAAGCAGAGAGAAGCGTCTCACCGTTTCTGTCGATATCGTCTGCTACTTCCTGCGGAAGCTCTCTGATATTAACGTCCGGGTACTCTTTGATGAATGCCGCAACCTGTTCCTGTGCTCTAGTCTGCCGTGTCTGTGACAATCTCTGCGCTTCCTGCGCCTTCTGCTGAGCTTTCAGATTCTGCTGATTACGGTATTCCGACTGTGCATACTGCTGAGCAATTTCCTCTGTTGCATCGGGATTCTTGGTCATGAATTCTTTTGCGATTCGATTAATTGCTGAAGCCTGCTGAAACTGAGCAAGACGGTCTGCATACTCCTGCAAACTAAGACCTGCCGCCTGTGCCTGCGCCTCAAAGACCGCCCGGGTCGGGTCATTCTGAAGTGCCTGCAAACGCTGATAGACCTTGTCGTAGTTTCTGCCCTTCTGTGCTAGTTCAATTGCCTGTTCCTGCGTAAGATTTTCGTCTGCGCCGTTGTAGCGGATCTTAAGGAAAGGACTTTCTTCTTTGGGCGTTTCTTTCGCCTCGCTGTCTTCGGATGATTCTGTCTCGGAAGTATCAGTGGTATCTGACTCTTCGTCGAACACTAATTCATCTGCTGTAGATTCGGTGCTTTCGATTGACGGGTTTGTCATCTCTTCGGGCATCTTGTTTCTCCTTGGCCTATGGTTGGGCCTTATGACGCACTAAAAAAGAAGGCTTAATCCTCCTTCTTCGGTGTTTCGTCCTGTTTTTCTTTCTCGTCTTCAATCAGCGGTTTTCCCAACGAGTAGCCGCATCTCGGGCATTCGTAGTAGAACGTATTCTCTACCACACGAGATTTTCTGTACTGCATCTGCCTATGGCATCTAGGACACATCATTGATAGAACTCCTTCGACTGTGCGTAAACGTTCTGCAATTCGGGATTCGCCGCACCACGGTTGTCTACGCCGTCTCTCATTCCTCTAGTAACCTGCGGCTGTTCCTCTTCGGTTGGTGCGCCCATCTGCTGTTGCATCTGCATCCGCTGTAGCATCAACTGTTGCTGACGTGCTTCTTCCTGCTGTTGCTTGATGGTATCCATGATCTTCCGCTTGTTCGGAATATATTTATCCGGGATACATTCAAGGTACAGGATCGGGTCGCTGATGATCTGCTTGTCGAAAAGGTTGTCCGCTGTCTGCACCTGTGTCTGCTCAGACCAATAAGAAGACTGACCGATCTCTACTTCGAGGTCGTAGTTCACGTTCTTCAGCACTGAGAAGTCAATCGGTGCATAAGTCATATATACAGGCTGAGGATTTCCGAGCATATCGGGCTGATAACCCTGTATAAGATTCAGATCCTTGGCCTGTGACTCGGTGATTTTCACGTATCTCGTACCGTAAGTACACGCCATGACGTCCATGAGTACCCTCACGATGTCCTCCATAAACTGATAGAAATCAAGCTTCTGAATTTCAAGCGGTACGGATGAAGCCTGCTGTACGGAAACGATAGCTGATGTGTTATTCGGGTTGGAAATTTCACCTAATGCCGCATCAGAAGCACCCATTGTTTCCTTGGTGTACTGAATCGTGGAATCGATCAGCTGAATAATCTGATTGGAGAAGTCGGGAGCTTTAACAGCGTCAATGACCTTGCCTGCCATATCCATATTGGTAATAGCAGTAGCCTTGGTAACGTCGTTTGTCAGCTTAGCGATCTTGTTCTCGTCATAGAAAACCCGGGGGAAACCCATATTCGTCATATAAACCATGCACATGGCGTAGATTTTATTCACGAATATCTGATTAGGGATCAGTCCTGTGATAGGAGACTTGCCGTGGTAGGAGTTTTCGACCTTCTCCCAAGAGAA